ACTTTTTGCAAATGGCTGATCACATCTTCCTGAATAATCTCTTCTCTGAGATCATCAACTCCAACACTAAATTTTTTCTTCATACGAGCGTCAGTTTTAGCCGCCTTAACAAAATGGCCATGGGCTTTCATACGAGAGGATAGCTGATCTTTGGAACTATGACTACCTAGCCCCAATGCCGCCAACTCCTCATATCCTTTGTTTGTTCTATCCGCATGGGCTTGCCGCATAGTTTTTAGTGAGAGTTCATTCAACTCCTCTGCTTTTGCCAATTTCTTGGTCGCTTGCGCGATGCCAGCAAAACGGTGACTGGCTTTGTTTCGCAACCGTTGCCTTTCTTTTGCATCACCTTCTCTGGTTATTGGTGTTCCTTGAAGCCACCCTATTGCCTGTCCTTTTCCATATAAATCAGATGATGCCTTCCCCACATACCCACCTAAAGTCTCTTTGCTGATTTCATTCAACTCCTCTGCTTCTGCAATTTCTTGAGTGTCCCCAGACCGCGAATTGTGTATAATATCAATATGGGGTACCTTATAATGAAAGTCAGACTTGCCGCTTAGTGATTTGCGGTGCACAATCACATGATCGGCCCCAAGTTTTGTGATCTTGCCGCGCTTGGGTACGTTCGCCGAAGGGGGTAGATACGAAACCGTGTCCCCGATTTGGTGTAACGGGGCTTCTTCCTGGATGACTTCTTCCTTCAATGCCACAGGAGTAATCACCGCTTCATCGGGTGCCACGCCACCATACGGTATGCTGAAATACTGACCAAGCTTCTCGTTGTAATATAGTGCCACCATGACATTATTTGGAAATTGTCGAATGGTCTTGCGTTGGAGAATCAGAATGTTCGGAGGCATGGAGTGTGCCGACACCCCCACATGCTCTGATATCTCTGTGCGGAGGTCAGTAAATTCTTTCAAAGGTCGTCGCTCCTTCTTGACCATCTGTGCGGCATCCAGTTCTCGTTTGACTTTGGCAGAACGGGCTGCAACCGCCAGTTCTTGTGCAGCCTTCATGGATCGTTGGCGAACGGCTTCGTCGGAGAACTCTTCAGGATGCTTCATTAAACTCCTGGTTCGCCTGCATTGGCTGCGGCATAAAATCGCGTGTGGTCAAATCGTGGATTCTGGGTCTTGAAAATTCCTGCGTGATGTGCCGCGAGTTCCTTGCGTTTGGCGGCATCAGGATGCGCCTTAATGACATCAGCGACTTGCTGGAAATGCTTCCTGGTAGGTGTCTCGTCCAACTGTTCAGCTTCTTCCCTCATGGCAGATTTACCCATGCGAAACGGCACCTTGATCTTCTGAGACTTGGATGCGCTGTAGGATTTGTGCGCGGGAATCTGCTTCACTTTACCCCCGCGTTTCTTAAAATCCTCGACAGACTCATGCTCTTCTTGGACAATTTCTTCTGCTAAAGCATCAGCACTCGGTGCAAAGAGCGTCTGAGCAATCGATTGCTTGTGTGTTTGGAGAGCGTCACTGACCCGGGCCCCCAACAAATCGTTGACAAGCACAGAGGCTTCTCCGTGTTGGTCATTGGCAACCATTGTAATCATATCCCCGATGGCTGAAAAATCTTCGGCCATGCCGGCTCTTTGTTTCTTTTCTTGGGCTGCCTTATCAAGAAATTGTTTCGCAGAATTGGATCGGATATTCGCTGCAAGGGCCCTGGATTCTTGGGGTGTTCGCATAATAGTAGTCTCCTTGTGTACCGTTGTTATCGATATTTATGTAATCAGTTACCTGCGTTTACCCAAGAAACTCTTTTCTACGGAACGGTCGAGTCCTGGGGTGTTTGACCCTTGGGGTTGTTCTCCAGTGTCCTGGGTATTATCTTCTGGTGGTGGGGAATCCGTGCCTCCTGGCTGTCCTGGCATTCCACCCGGTGCACCTCCTGGCATTCCTCCTGGTGGTTCCATACCAGGTGGAGGAGGTAGAGGCAATTCACCTCGTTGAGTCTCCTCGTCGATTTCGTCTGCGATCTGTTCGATCTCCTCATCGCTCTGGTGCAAGACATGACGCTTGACCCAGGTGTTCGAATAGTAAATACCAATGAACGGCTGCACTTGAGCGAGCAATGTCACGCGCTCACGAGTCAATTCAGCATCGCGCATTTCAGAAAAGTTGTTATCACTCTTGAAGTCGTAGGAAATATCTTCTCTGAAAGTTTCCCATTCATCTAACGAGCACACCCCAGTCAGCACCATATGCTGTTTGAGAGCTTCATCGAAGAGTCGGGCAAACTTGTTTCGCAACCGATGAATGAACTTATTGAACTTGACTTCATCACGAGTGATTTCCGCGACTCGGCCGAGTCCGATCATGCCTCCGCCAGCCTGTTGTGAATCCAAGCGACCAATAGGCACGTTCAGTGACTTATAGAGCTTCTTCTGGAAGTATTCAACGTCTTCCATGTGACCTAGGTTTTCACCACCAGGCAGTGTCGTGATTTCTGTGCCTTTGCTGCCTTCGCGTCGGGGCAACCAGAAATCTTCTAACATGGACATATGCTTGCGTTCGTCGCGCAACTCTCCTGTGTTGGCATCATAGACCAGCTTGTTGCGGTACTTCGTCATAATGTCTTTGAGGTACTGTTCAGCTTTGAGTTTCGGGAGTGTGCCGACATCGATGTAGAATATACGGCGTTCTGGTGCGCGGGACAAGCGGTAAATAACAATCGCATCTTCGATCATACGCAATTGGTTCAAAGGCTTGATCGCTTTGTGCAACCAACCAATGACCATCGTAGACTTGGCATCCAAGAGTCCCGAAGGCACGAATACAATAGCATCCGTAGCGATACGGGTTCCCTGATTCACGGACGCCGTATAGGATTGCGCGGTGAGACCGCGGTCATTGAACACGTAGTATTCTGAAATTGCCTTAATGAATTCTACGCCCGTCTTGGGGTCACGGTCCTTGAGGATTTCTCGGACCTTGCGAATCTTGCGAGGATCAATATAGCGGAGTTCGAGGACGCCCTCTTTAGGGTTGGCTTTATCAATGACTACCTGGAAATACAACCGACCATCGACATACCAACGCTTGAACAAGTCCTCACCGAGGTCTTGGAACGACAGCATAGACTTGATCTTATCAAAACCTTGTTCGATTTTCTTCTTGATGGAAGCGGGAACATCGAGCTTGTCGAGATTGATGGTGACCGTTTCCCCATCATCGTCCTGGGTGACGGACTCGGTGATGATTTCTTCAATCGCTTCAGAGCACTCAGGGTGCAAGGACATTTCACGATAGCGGGTGATAAGCTCTAGTTCGTTGCGAACAGAACCTTCCAGGTCCACATACGTACCGTAATAGGCACCCTGGGTAATCGTAACGGCGCCATCGTCAATCTTCTCTTGCGGAATGACAAGGGTTTGTTTGTCGGGGTTCTCGATTTTGGTAACGTCTGATGTTTTGCCGAGGGAATAGCCGAAGAGGGACCAAGCCATTATGTTACCACCTTCGTTGTATGTTGGTTGTCATAATAAAGTCACAAGGGAATGAAACGGGGGCGCCGAAGCGCCCCAATCTCCATTAGGCGATAACAGTGTTGTCTTTTGCGGTTGAGGTAAAATACTGGTATGCTAGGGTCACAGAGAATTCTTCGATGGTGTCGTTGGAACCCCAGTCTACGTCAATCTGGCTGACATCGACAGGGAAAATACCTTCAAACGTGTATTGCTTCAACACCTCGCCCGTCTTGCTGTACTGCTTGACAAAGGCTTGTGTCGAATAACCGAGCGAGTTGCCTGCCCACGCATCACGGACGTTGGTGACATGACGGTTCATGCCATTCATCCACTTTTCAAAGGCATTGCGGACCGAGAAGTCTTCGTCGTTCAAAATAGAAAGAGTCCATTCGGGGAAGGTACGGTTTCCTGCAAGCTTGGTTTCGCGGCCGAAGTAGAACACCGGTACGTGACCGATGGTCGAACCTGGCATGGAAGCCGTCTTACACATGAAGGTCAACTTTCGTGAGGCATTCCCTGGATTGATAAAGGTTGGGAATACCATCTGCACTTCAAACAGGTTAGGACGAGCACCGTCCCCCTGCATTTGTGAGCGAAACTCGTAGACGTTGAACGGCATATTAGACTCCTTCGTTACTTCTATTTAGATTAGAACTTTCCGACGATTTCATCGAAGCTGACACCCGTTCGCACAGCCACAAAATTCAACTGGATATAGTTGATGCTTCGTGCAGGCTTGACGTAAATATCACCCACAAAGCGGTTGCTATCAATCACTTCTGGTGTGTTGTTGGTTTCATCGGCGACCACACGGTAATCGAAGATGCCTCGGCGTCCCTGCACGTCACGAAGGAATGGATTGACAAGCGCAAGGAATGCGGCCCGCGTGAATTCATCGTTGAATTCAAACAAACTAAACTTAGAGGCGCGAGCAATGGCTTTTTCCAACACAATGAACAGTCGGCGCACGTTGATTCGGTCGAATGCGCTTGGCTTGCTCAACAAGGTCTTGTCGCCATAGAGGACGGTACCATCACCAGGGAAGGTCGCCACTGGATTGACGCCGTTCTTGTATAAGGTGTCACGGTCTGTCTTGGATGGGTTCCAAGCCAACTTCACAACATTCTTGATCTGACCACGGTCAAATCCTGCTGGCGAGAACCATGGGTCACGAGTCGTATCAGTGCGAACACAAAGTCCTGCGATATCGCCGTTCAATGGGAGATAGCGGTAAGTATCCGCGTACTTGTCGTACTGGTACTTCCAATTGGAATCCATAAACGCATAGCTGGATGAGGGGAGTGTGTTGCGATAGGTGACAACAGTATCCGCTTCCAATCCCACATTGTTGACGCATGAAGCGCGTGATGGACTGACGAAGGCTACGCAATCTCTGCGGGTTTCTGCCAAACTGTTGATGATATAGGTGCTGACTGTCGCATCAGCTTCTCCAGCAATCAGGAGGCTGACATCGACCACATCGCCGTTGATGTACAAATCCCATCCACGGAGGAAGTCGCCTGAGGTGACGGATTGATCGCTACCACCCGCGAGACTCAAACGCTGGGCCACAGTGACATCAGTGTAGGTCGTACCGGTGACTGTGGAACCCCAGTTGGTACCGAGAGGATCATGGTCCCCGAAGTAGACCCACTTGGATTGACCAAAGAGCACGACTGGGTAGTAAATGCTCGATCCATCGTTCGACTTAGCATCGATACCCTTGGAGAGGAATGGATACTTTTCAAGGACGGTTCCTGGTGTCAATGTAATTCCACCATCCTCATCGAGGACGATGATATGGAGTTCATCGTTGGCACCACTCTTGCCTGCGGCATAGGATGACGTACCTGGGGCAGAATCGAACTGATCGGCATATTCCCACTTGCGAAGGATCATGCCTGGTCCAGTAACGGCTACGGTCAATGCACTTGCTAGAATGATTGCCGTTGCGTTGGCTGAGGCAACCTGAAGGTAAGGGTTTGTAGCAATCTTGACATAATCACCAGGACGAACGTATGGTGCGGTGTTGCCTGTGGTGTTGACCGTCAATGCCCCGACGATGGCGGAGTTTGCGGTGGCACTAGCTTGCAAGGTCGCATTGCTTGAGAACACATTGGCACTTCCGCAGACAGCCACCTTCAGGTTGTTGCCAAGGGCGCCTGGGTAGCGAGCGGCAAAGGAACCAAAGTCCCCCTGTCCTGTGTAATAGTTGAGTTCGTAGACATCTTCGTTCTTGATGAGCAAGGGTGCCGCGGGTGCAGTGTTTGCCACAGCATTCTTTGATGCACTGTTGGCGGCACGAGTGTTGCGAAGCTGGTTGCCATAGGCGAGGAAGTTCGCGGCCGAGAAAAACGAGGTAAAGGTGTTAGAATCTGGCTTGCCAAAACGATCTGCCAGCTTGACTTCAGTATCCACTAAGAAGCGTGTTTCGACTGGGCCCCAAGTGAACTGACCAACGTGCGCTCCGGCACTGGTCGAAACAGTAGGCACAACCGTTGTCAAATCGACTTCGGTGACATTTACCCCAGCGGACAGTTGGAATGACATAGTAGGCTCCTTACATGGATGTGGGTACGGTTACGAGTTCAAAGGGATTGAATCTATATTCGTGGAAGTATTTATGTTTTTGCCGATTTCTAGAGCCCGTTGAGACTTTTGGCATATTTTGTCATGAAATTCATCATCTCCTGGGGGTCCATGCCTCGTGAGGTGACCCACAAGTCACCGTCCTCGACCGTAAAGGGGTCTTCGAGCCCCGTATCTATTATACCGAAGGGTACCAGATCATCGTCCACCATTGCCGTTTGTTCAGTTTCGAGGGCTTTGGCAATATCCAGGCTTGACCCCTGAGCTTCGCGGAAGTATTTCTGGGTGACCAGCCACGCGAACATGACCAGACACATGGCTAAATCGTCATGCTTCCCTTCTTCAGCCTTGTAGGTCTGTAATTGTTGTGTGAATGTGCTGAGTTCAGAGATCGTTTCAAAGTCGTGAATCAGGAGTTTGTTCTGTTCCAGCAAGGTCTTGAGGTTCAAACACCCGATGCGCTTGACCGATTCGGTCATGCGAAGTCCTAGACGCACACCCTTTTTGTATCCCCCGGCGACCTTCGCCCCTGTTTTCTGTGAAGACTCCAATTTGAAAATGTTCTCGTATTCCAAGTCGTAATGCAACATGTCCACGATCTGTTGCCCGTTGTCGTTGATTTCAATGAGGACGAATGCGCGATTATATTTGACCGCGGCATTGAAGATCATGTTTGGGAACACCATCGGTGCAATAGACGCATTGTGGTACTCAGCAACACCACGGTACGGTATCTGAGAAATGTCGATCACCCAGAAGGCACTGGCATCCTGGTCCAATCCTCGTGCAGGATCGACACAAATGACATAGGCATGACCCTCTTGTGGGTGTTCGAAGACGTTCCATCCCCCATCACTAATGATCGGGTTCTGCTTATTGAGCACCATCAGCGCGAGGGTCGCTCCAGAAATAAGAGTATCAGATGAACCAAGGAATTCACAGAGCACTTCCTGTCGGAACTTCTGTTCTCCCAGGGTGCGTCGTTGTTCTTCAAACCATGCCAAATCGCGGTCGGGTACTTTATTCCAGGCGTATTCCACAGGTATAAAATCGTTCTTGCCACTCTTTGCATCAGCCCAGAACTGACAATAGTGATTCAGACCCTTCGGGGTACTGGCCATCAGGATTTTGGTTTCTTTACCAGAGGACAAGGTAGGGAAGGTAGACGTGAAGAATTCTTCCGCAATGTTGTTAGGGACGTGGGCAAACTCGTCCATGAAGACCATTGAGAGTGAGTATCCTCGAATCGCACTCGAACTGGTCGCGGCCGCGAGAATACGTGACCCGTTTTCTAGTGTGATGGATCGCTTGTTCCATTCCACAATGCCTTGCTGCATATAGGAAGGAATGTTTTCATACATGAGTTGGATACGATTGAGAATTTCTTGTGCCATCGGGGCCTTGTTGGCAAGGATCGCACACACCTTATGGCTTTGGAAAAGAATATACCAGATAAAAAATGCTGCCGTCGTCGTCGTCTTCCCCATCTGACGCGGCAGCTTGACAATGACTTTACGCTCTGTGAAGTAAGTTTCGATGATCTCTTCCTGAAAATCATACATCTCAAACGTGATGATACCACGGTCGACGTGGACGATCTTGCAGTAGGTTTTGATAAAGTAGACGGGATCAATGGCGCACCGACTCCATTCGTCTACCTGTCCCTGGGAGAATTGTTCCTTGACCCCCACCCGCTTGAGGTTCGGATTCTTAAGATAAAACCTCTCCTTGACAGGCTTGATCTTGAAATTTTCTTTGGGTTTCTTTGCTTTCGGCGCCGCAACAGTCATATGAATCCTTATACGTTATCGGTGCTGATCGCCTTCGCTTCAATAATGCGTAGTTTCTTTTCATCCCGCTTGAGCTTGATCGCTTCCTGCAATTCCATTGTCGACCCGACAAACACCGCATTCTCAATGTTGACATTGCCGGACAGAGGTTCAGGGTCTATGATCGATAATTCTTGTTGGTGGACACTCAACAAATCTTGGTTGAGTTCTGCCATTGTCTTAAGCATGTTGGCGGCGACTTCATAGGCACGAGGCGTCTTGAGTTCGCGGGCAAGAGTCAGCAATTCGGTAATGGCTTGTGTACCCTGAGCAATCATGAGTCGTACATTGGTACGCGCGGCTGTTGCATCATCGGTGACCGTATTGTTGACGCTGGCAGACACATCAGGAACAAGGACCACCGTGTTGGCAGGCGTCTGAGGCAGATCGGGCATGTCAAGGTCAAGGATTTCAGATAAATTTGCCATAATAAAAAATCTCCTACACTAAGGTATTGGGAAACTCAGTAATGAAAGTTGTGTACCCGTAATCCGTATACTGATTCGCCGTGATCGGCTTCTGGTAAATACGAATTTCCACTTCTTTCTGATTGGCGACATCGGTACTCAGCACAGTCCAATTGGCTGCGGATTCCAACCCCCACACTTCATCGTTCGCACGAAGGACGCCACTCATGGCAGAAAGATAGAGGGTGTTGGTGTTGTTGGCTTGACTCCAGGTGAGAACTTTGCCTGTGATGCCCCGCGCTGGTGAGCGCACAGGTTCATTCTCTCTAAAGGCAATCGACCCACCATTCACGATAACTTTTTGAATCACTTTGTTATTGATATCGTCATAGATGTTGACATAGACACCTCCGGTTACCACGGCATTGGCGTTTGCGATATTGGCAGATACCCCAACAATAATGGCGCTATTGCTGGTCGGACCAAAAATCCAGCCTTTGAGTGTGAATTCAAAATCCCATGTAATCAATCGGGTGCCGTCGGCAAAGGCACCCTCATAGTCGATCTTCTCAGTGACACTTTTAAGTATGATCGGAATATCTTTGACGATACCAAGTTCCTGGGACACCGTGGCAGAAATCGTATAGTCGGGCAAGAAGAACGGAAGAATCTGTTCGACAATTTGTAATCCGTCTTCTATATTGCGAACGTAACAGGTCAGAGAGAAATCAAACTCATAGGGAATGCCCACATACCCCGATTGTGGACTCGCGGCATCTAAAGGATTAGTCACGCGATGGCGAATCGTAGACTGCTGTTTGCGTGATTGATCGTAGCGAAATCCCATCATTTCAAATGACATGCGCGGGAGTGTGGTCGCAATGGACTTGGTAAGGGTCGGGTCGCTATAGAGTCGCGTGACAAACTTCTCTTTGGGTGCGTAGGAAATCGGGCACTTCTGTCGTTCCTTCTGAGTACGATCTGCCGTTTCACGTACAATGAAGATGTCATTGAAGAGTGAACCAAAAAGTGAAACATATTTTCTTATGGTCTGGTGGTAGAACGGGTTATGTCCAAGCATTATGGATTTCCAAACGGATTGGTTTCATCGAAATCTAACAGCGCATTCGATTCTGTTTCGATGATCTTGTTGTCTACTTGATCTTCATATTGGGTATCCAGTGGCGTATTCGTATCCAGGCTCGCCATGACCCAGGTGGCGCCAGAATTCGCGCCCGTGACATTGGCGGTATTCGAGAACAATCCGTTGACCAAGGCAATACTCAACGTGCTGTTACCAGAATCCCACGTATGCGCGGTTCCAAAGGCATTCGCAAAGGCAAGATTGGCCCCCTGGTAGACCAATTCGTTGTTTGCCACATCGAAGGTACCGGTACCTCCCGCGGTCAAGACCAAATTGGTGAGTTGATAGGATTCGAATATCTGATCGTCCACTTCGTCGGTTCCTGTCTGAATGATTTCGTTGGAGAAGACAAATTGTTTCATGCGTAACGCATAGACATACACATTACCGCCACGTCCACGACCCAAGGTATAGAACATCGCCTGGTTGTTTTCGTGTTCGACAAAGGTGATTTCCATGAAATTCTGTACGAGAGGAACATAGATCAGATCCCCTTCGCGTGGTCGTGTCAATTCAGGAATGGTAAACTGGAAACGTCGGCGGCTCACCAACATGGTCATTTCATCGCGGATTTCGAGTCCAAACTTACTAATGAGATCGCCTTCCCCTTCCATCCCACTCACGTTCTCAAGATACATTTCAATGAGGTAGGCACGATCAAACATCTTGAGTTGTTCTTCACCCATCAAACGATCAATCTGGTCACGCGATTCGCGCGGCAGATAATAGACATCCATGCCATGAATTTTATTGGCTTCGATCACCAAGTCTTCGACCAAGAGTTGTTCGCTGGTGATCTGTTCTGGAAAAAAATTGAAAAACTGATTTGTAGGCATCGATGTTCCTTATGAGAACGAACTCCCGCCGCAGGTCGTTTTGGCTTGAGGATTTTGAATTTTGAAACCTGCATGTTTCGGAATAATATGGTGTTTATGTTTCATAAATTTCAATGTAGTAAGAGGTAGGTGCCAATAACATCCTTGCGTGTGGCACTATCATCGCCGTGTCCTGACCACACAAGCACATTCCAATGAGGAGTCGTACCGACAGGCTTCTTCATCATTTCGTCATAGGTGATAATGGTACTGACATCGGCAATGGCATACTTGTGCGCCATACGGTGTCTGAATTCATCGAGTGCCGCGGCATCTCTAAACTGCATACGACCGTGGACATCCTTGATGAGTGTGTTTCCCTTGCGAGCGATCAAATCCCAAAATAATTCTTTTGGAACTACACGGCTATGTTTCGTCTTGGCAAAATCGACCAACTTTTCTTGAGAAGGCTGCGCTCCTCCGCTGAAGTTAAACAAGAAGTTGGTGGGTTTGTTCGAGGCTTGGGCGACCGCGGCAATCTTGGTATACGCATAGAATTCAACGGCCGGGAATCGTCGGGCCACATC